ATTGTAAATGACGTAGGAACTGCTGTGTTAGATGGGTAATCTCTTAAACTTAATGTTATTTTAGCATTACCGTCTAATACTTTAAAATCAGGTATAAATCTTCTCATTTTAATAAAGTATTCTCCTCCATTACCATCTACATCTAAATCAAAATCTCCTGATTCAATATAGGCTTGGATAGCTGTACTATTACCATTAAAGTCTACTTCATTGACTCCTGTTTCTTGTGCATAATAAATACTAGATCCTTGAGAAGCACTAATTCCATTTACGACAGGATAAGTAGGTGTACTGTTAGAAGTAAATTTAGTAGCATACGGTTTATCAAATATTACTTTATCGGTATAAGAAGTTCTAGCTAAAGAGCCAGTAGTCCATACTTGTTCTTGGTAATTATAGCACACCATTCTATCTACAAAGTTAGATGTAGCGCTAGGATAAAACCATATAATTTCTGAAAATAAACTATTATGTGCGGCATATACTTGTTGGCCAGCATTAAAATTAAGTCCAGGAGATCCGTTTAGTGTTTTGAAAACAAAGTCTTCTACCAAACATGGTAGTTTTTTCACAGATCCATCATAGAAGAAAAACCCTCCTTCATCACTCATCCAATATACATTGGTATCTACAAACACCGATGCATTTTGTCCAATACACCCACAGTTAGATCCTACTTGTCTAATAGAAAATGTAAAAGGAGGACCAACAAATTGCATAATATAAGCTGCCGAATCAGTAGCGATAAAAGTGTAATCTTTACCTTTAGAAGCTGCTCTAATTTCTGTACCCGAGTCAATTCTAAAAGTTCCTGCTGTATTTACCGAAGTAGGTTCGTACACATTAATGTTCTCTTGATCAGAAAAACGAATAAACATTTTATCTTGAGTATCAGGATTGCCAATGGTTGTTTCTGTTCCTAACAACACTAAATGCCTATCTCTATCTGATACAATAGACATATAGGATTTAGTAGGACATCCTGTGATAGTAACTGCTCTTTGAGTTAAGGCTGTTGGACTACCAGCAATAGGTGTCCATTGAAAAGATCTTCGATTATGTACGGTTGCAATTAATATTTGACCATAATTATCTAAAGACCACAAACCTGGATCTAATAAAGCATTTGTTGTAGTTCTTGGTGTACCCCAAGTAGAAGAACCCCATCGGCCTGCTCCCCATCCATAAGCTGGGGTTTGTACTAAGGGACCTATATCAATATAAGGTAAAGGATCTAAGGTTCCGTCATTCGTGGCTCCTGTACCTGTTTCCGCAGTAGGCATAGTAATGGTAAATGTAGTAGTAGTTGGAATTGTTTTTACTTCAAATAGTACATCATCAAAATCAGTTGCTGTATAATTCGTATCGGGAGAAGTAAAAGATCCTGCGTTATCAAAAGTAACAATATCTCCAATTTCTAAATAATGGGTACTTGTAGTAGTAATAGTTACTGTAGTAGAACCATTAGTCGTAGTAATATCTGCTCCTGTTTGTTGTCTATCTGGATCAATAGGAGTTATGTCATAAAAATCTCCCGAATAATAAATATATAAACAACGATTGGTTCCTATTGCGGCATATTTTCTACCCTCTAAATCTGCAAAGGTATGTTGAGCACGTGCTGCTCCAATGATACTATCGTTTTCTAGTTGTAACCAACCCCCTATTTTTTCAGGTTGGCCGTACCTAAAACGTACGTTATCGCCATCTACCCATACATTTTCTGCTTGGGTATCTGTTATTTGTTTATTAAAACCTGGTTGAAATGGGATCTTTGTTAATGCCATAAATATATTTTACAATACATTTACTTTATAGTATAGAGGCTAAAAAGAATAAAAATATTTTAATGATAATAGCAGGAATTCACACAAACCACAATGCTGGTGTTACATTAATTGATAGAGGTCATATTATCTTTTCTACCGAAGAAGAGAGATTATCTAGAGTTAAAAGAGATTCTAGTCCTTTTCTTACTATAGGTAAAATAAGATATAATTACATGCCTGCAGGGAAAGAATTAACTTTTGCCGCTATCAGTGGATTTACCTCTATTAGTCATCCAGTAGGAAATGTATTAGATCCATGGTCTGGAGAAAATGTTTACATTTCTTTTTTAAAAAAATTACAATTAATATCTCATAATTATCAAGTAGTTGATTTTGGTAATTGTCATCATTTGCTTCACGCTGCTACTGCTTTCTATCGATCTGAATTTGAAAATGCAATTGCCATTGTAGTAGATGGATCAGGTAGTCCTTTACATGGATTACAAAATATTGAAGCAGAAAGTATTTATGAATGTTCTTATCCTCATTCTTTTAAACCTTTGTATAAAAGAACTATGAGTGAAGGAGATATCTCTTTTACAAAAGATAAAGATTGTATTTGGTTTAATCATCCAGCTCCAGGAATAGGATCTATGTACGATATGATAGGATGTAGTTGTGGTTTTAAATTATTAGATTGTGGTAAAACTATGGGTTTAGCTCCTTATGGAAAACAAGATCCTGCTTTAGGTAATTTAATTAAATACGAAAATGATTTTCCTATTGGCGATTATGATATTATTAATTTTATTCCAAGACATAATAATCTAGGATATTTTGAATTTACAAAAGATAATTATACTGTTGGAAAAACAAAAGAAGACTTAGCTTATGCTATACAAGAACAATCAGAACAAGCGGTACTCCATTTAATTAATAAAGCAAAACAACTATCTTCCTCTAAAAACATTGTATTGTCAGGAGGATTTTTTCAAAACTGTAAAGCTAATTATCGTATTGTAAAAGAAAATCCAGATTACAACATTTATGTAGAACCTCTTTGTTATGACGGAGGATTATCTTTAGGTGCTGCCTTATTACAATTCCATGCAGTAACCCCTAATGGAAGAATTAAAAATATAAAAGAAAAAATTAAAATAACATGATTCATGAAGTAATACGATTATTAAAAGAACAAAAGCCAGTGGGTTTGTTTCAAGGAGCATCAGAAGCAGGCGCTAGAGCATTGGGAAATAGAAGTATTTTGTTTGATCCAAGAAATCCAAAAGGAAAAGATATTATAAATCAAATTAAAAAACGTGAATATTTTAGACCTTTTGGCGCTAGTTGTTTGCATGAAAAAGCAGAAGAATATGTGGATATGTACCCTTTAAAAGAATCTCCATATATGTTATATGCTTTCCCAGTAAAAGAAGAAAAGAAACATAAAATACCAGCAGTAGTTCATGTAGACGGTACTTGTAGAATGCAAACAGTAAAGAAAGAAAACAATAAAGTATTACACACTATTTTATCTGGATGGTATCAAGAAACTAATATTCCTGTTTTATTAAACACGAGTTTAAATGGAGCAGGCCAACCTTTGGCTTATGTTCCGATAGATGCTTTTATAGATGGATTAGATTATATTTACTATGCAGATGACAAACAAATATTAGATAGGAGAAAATAATGGAAATTAGAGATAACCTTTTTGACACAAAGTATTTAGTAGATATGTTAGAAGAACTAAATAACACAGACTTTAAACCAAACAATTTAGCTAACCGAAGTACATGGCCTTTAGGATGGGCTGGAGCAACGCATAGAATTTTCAGTTGTCATATATTGTATCGGTTTACAAGGCACTTAGTAAGACAACATCCTAATCATGGATTAGTAGAAATGTATGTAAAAATGTATGAGCATTTAGAAAAAGTATTTAAATTAAAACAGCCTACTATCTTAACGAGTATTAATATTAATTTACAGTTTAAAGGAATGGATGGATCTTGGCATAAAGATTATGGTCCTATGGGGATTTTATTTATGGTAGGAGAAGAAGGAGAAGGTGGAGAATTTATAATTAAAAAGAATAACGAAGAACAAAAAATACCATTTAAAAATGGAAGAGTTATTTATTTTGATCCTACTGTAGAACATAGAGGTCTTGCTTTTACAGATCCTTATAAACCAAGATACACAGTACAATTTTTATTTGCAGAAGGATCATTATAATGAAAACGTTTGATTTTCCTAACTTAGGATACATTGTAGATAAATTACCTGAAGATGTTCTACAAGTTATTAAACAACATGTAGATCAAGTAGCAACTAAAATGGATAAAGATCCATCTATTGTTCCACATGGATTAGAAGAAATATTTCCTAATGAACCAGCTAAAAGAAGAAATTACCGTTGGTATAGAGACGAGTATCCAGATCTTTATCACACAGTAGAACCTTATATTAAAAGAGTAAGTGCCACTTATAAAAATATATATAAATATCCTAATGTATTAATATCAGCATATGACAACGGCAGTCAAAAAAATATGAACTATGTTGGAATAGATCAAATGAAAATGGATTGTTTATGGGTTAATTTTCAAAAACAATATCAATGGCTACCTATGCATATGCACAATGCTCTATATTCTTTTGTAATCTATATTAATATTCCTTACGATATCAAAGAAGAATTAAATCATCCCGATTTTCAATCAGCAAAAACAGGATCTTGTTTTAATTTTATTTACAATAATGTTTTAGGAAAGGTTTCTAAATTAGAACTAAACTTAGACAAACAATGGGAAGGTTCTATGGTATTTTTTCCAGGAGAATTAAATCATATTGTCTATCCTTTTGTAACTTCTACTGGATATAGAATAGCTGTTGCAGGAAATGTAGTTTATGATGATGGAAAATAAAATAGAGTTTATTCTTTGTAATAAAAATCTAGAAGGCGTCATACCTTATCCAAAACCTGCGTCTCATTTTATCCCAGAACAATATAAAAAATTAACTAAAGTAATAGATGGGGATGTACAAAGACCAACAGTGAAAAGTTGTATTCCTTTTCTTGATGCTTTGACTGGTGGTTATATCATACCTTTTTATCAAGATTATATTATAGATGCAAAAGAAACTAATTTTACCATTATCCCATCTATGCCTAGAGAAGTTATGGAATACCACGGTAAAGAACAATTAACCGAAGAACAAGCTAATGGAAAAGATAGAGCAGGTAAATTTAAAAATGAATGGATTGTTGTAACTCCACCAGGATATAGTTGTTTATTTATAGCTCCTTTGAATCGTAAAGAAGAAAGATTTGAAATTATAACAGGTGTAGTAGATACCGATACTTATCATAACACAGTTAATTTTCCTTTTATTAATAAGAAATGGAATCAAAAAACATTAATCAAACAAGGGGAACCTATGGTTCAAGTTATTCCTTTTAAAAGAGAAGCTTGGAAAATGAAAGCTGGTTTCAGATGGTTTCAAGAAGAACATAACAAATCTATTCATAAACTATTTACTTCGATTATAGATAAATACAAAAATAAATTTTGGAAAAAGAAAAGCTATAAATGATACAAATTATAGATAATTATTTTAAATCTAAAGATTTAGATTTTATGTTGCATTTGTGTGATCATTTACAAATGGGTGCCTACACAACCGAAAAAGGAATCTATGCTTTTGGCAGTAAAGAACTTCCTGCTAAAGTCAATGAGATTAATAATAAAGCTCTTCAAGAAAGATTAAACTTTCCTGTTTCTAAATATCATAATTATGACAGTGTTATTTATTTACGAAAACCAGAAACTATTCTCTATGATGAAATACATAGAGATCATACAGAAACTAAATCAGTGCATGGAACTACCAATGCTAAATGGAATTTATTAGTATATTTAAAAGGTGATTTTAACACAGCTAATGGAACAGGTTTTTTTGAATTAAATAAAGATCAACAGTTTGTATTAGATAGAAGTATTGGTTTTAAACAAAACAGAGCTATTTTATTTCGATCCAAGTTATGGCATGGATCCTTACAACCTCTTCAAAAAGATGTATCTTCTTGGAGATACACCTTTAATTGTTTTATATCTAAATGAAAACACATAACATATTTGCAGATATAATATTTGAAAGTAATCTTCCTATATTAGATTCAGAATATAAATTTATTAAAGAAACTAAATATTCTCCTTATCTATCTGGTGGTGGTCAAGATAGTGATGATAAACAAATTTTAAATCATATAGAATTAAAATCACTTAAAATAAAAATAGTAAATCAATTAACTATTTATGCTCATAATATTTTAAAAATAGATCCTACTATACAATTTTACATGACAGGTTCTTGGGCTAATAAATATAGTTCTACAGAAGGAGCTGGTGTTCATTGCCATCCTTATGCTTACATGAGTGGAGTGTATTATGTAGATGTTCCAGATAACTCTGGAGATATATTTTTTCACAAACGTTCTGCATATTTATCTGGAGGATGTCCTTTAAATTATTCTGAGGCAAATGCCTTTAATTCTACTCTATACCGTATTCAACCTAAAAAAGGTGATTTATTGTTTTTTTCTTCTGATATGTTACATTCAGTAAGTCCCAATTTATCCGATAAAGAAAGATATTCCATTGCATTTAATTTCTTTATCAAAGGAAATTTAGGGAAAGAACCTTATGGAGTTACTATATGAAGTATGAATTTATATCCGATAATGTAATTAAATGTGATAATTTTTTACCACCAGATAAAGTAAATTTTATTTACGCTGATTTATTAAACACAAGAAAACATTTTGGCATTCCTCATTGGTCTGGTTCTAATCATAAAGATCCTGAAGTTCAGGCTTTTTCACAAAATTGTGGTAATACAGATTATTGGATTGATGCAGATAAACCCGAAACTGTTAACGCTGATAATATTAAACAACTTCATAAATTCTTTTTTCAACAAGGTTTAAGTCTATTTATTCAAGAATCAGGTAAAAAAACTATTTATGATATGTTGTATGTATATCCTTTAGTATGGTCTATTCATGTAACTGCTTATAATAAAGGAGCTTACTATAATTGGCACAAGGATTCTCATATGACTTATAAAGGTTTAAGAGCTAATATGTTTACGTTTAACTATATGCTTAAAAGTAATAACTCATCTCTACAAGGAGGAAATTTATTAGTAAGAGATAATGGTGAACATGAAATTGAAAGCAAACACAATCAGTTAGTTATCTTTCCTGGGTTCGTGCCCCATGCAGTTACACCTATTCAAGCAGAAAAAGAAGTTTCGTTTTTAGAACAAAGATTTAGTATTCAATATTGGGTAGGATTTAAAGAAGAATAATGGACGTTTATAATTTATTTGCCATACCTTTATATAAAACAAAACTTGTTTTACAACCTTTCGAACATAAAAAGATCATTGATTTTTGTAACAAGAATGATGGACCAGAAAAGATGTCTATTAAAAAAGGAACACAGTATCATATCAAAGATGGAGAATTTGAAGGTTCTGCTTATCTATTACAAGAAATAGATAATTATATGAAATTACATTTTAAACATAAGGTGGTTCACTTATGGTTGAATGTAGCAGAAGAGGGTGGATATAACATGCCGCATCATCATGGTTTAGTTAACAATATGTCTGGTGTGTTATATCTTACCAATGAAAATTCAGACATAGAATTTTTGTGTGATTTTTTACGAGGAGATAAATCTTTTACCGTTCAACCTAAATTGTTTGATTTTTTAATATTCCCTTCTTACTTATATCATTTTGTACATCCTTCTACTTCAAAAGAAAAAAGAATATCGGTATCCTTTAATTCAGAACCTTTATGTTAATCTTTGATAATAAAGAACCAGAAACACCTTTTGCTCCACCTAAATATCAATATTACATTTATGAAGAAGATGTAAATGATATTGTATCGGTATCTAAATTAGAAACAATCATAAAAGAAAAAGCAGTAGATATTATGAAAACAACTCCTCCATTAGGAGATGGTCAAACAGGATTAGGTCCACATAGCCTAACTTCAAGGTTTATGAATTATAATTTATTACAATGGAAAGAAATTCCAGAAATAAAAAAAGCTATTACAAAAGTTGTATATAATTTTTTAGATAAAATTAACAAACCACAAGATTTTATTTATGGTGTTAGTTGGGCAAATATTATGGAAAAAGGTAAACATATTAAAGAACATAGACATGCTTGTAATCAAGATTGTTATTTAGGAGCTCATCTTTCTGTTAAAACCAATCAAACTAGTACAGTTTATATTAATCCAATAACAGGAACTCATGAAATTATTCCTAATAAGGAAGGATATTTAACTATCTTTTCTAATTGGATTCCTCACTATACTACTAATGTTATCGATGAAGAAAGAATAACTATCGCTATGGATCTAATTCCTGACTATATTTTTCATAGATATCAAAAAGGAACTTCTTGGGAATCTCGTTGGGAAAAAATTAACTAGGTAAGTTTTCACCTGGTTTACTAAATATATCACTTGGAGATTGAATTAAAACAGTAATAGTTCCTTCTGGAGCTAAATTTTCTGAATTAACTTGTGTACATCTAATAAAAGAACCATCTCTTTGAAATCGTAAATATAATAAATCTTCTGCTGCGTAAGTTTCTGGAATATTTCTAATAGCCGTTCTATACGTAGACCAAGCTGTTTTAGTTGCAGCGTCTAATGGAGCATCTGTTGCTTGAGTCCAATCTGAATCTTTTAAAAATCTTTCTCTAGCTGTTGTTCTAAAGATATCCCAATCTCTCATTCTAGCAATAGTTGCAGCATCTTCATCTGCTTTAACTTGTACATATCTAGAATCAAACCATGTAATATAAGGAGTTATAAAAGCAGAATCAAAAGATGAGTTTTTAGATTTACCATCAATTAATTTTTCTAAATCTCCTACTTGAGTCGTAGAATCCCATTGTGCAAATACAGAATTTTCTGGTAAATCCGCAGGAGGATTATCTCCTCGTTGAGACCATTCTATTCTTTTATCTGTACCATCGTCTTCTATTTTTCTAAAGTATTTATTATTACTGATATAAAAAAGCATAAATCTCCTAAGTTTTTATAATATAGTTAACCACCAAATATGGTGAAAATGCGTTACCTGATAAATTTGAACCATCGTGGTTATGTGATGCATCATTACCTGTAGTTCCACTAGCAAAACTAGATGGATAAAATTGTACAAAAGAAATTTGTGGATATTGAACTGGTCCACCAGCTATCACACCTAATAAAATAGGGTGACTGTGTTGTGCTAATTGGTTAGATGAAATAGAAGTGTCTCCTACGTTACCACTAACAGTTACAGTAGTTGTATTAACACTAGTTGCTAAATCAAAAACTCCTGATTCATAACCTTGAGGCATTTTACCTTGAAGATCAGGGACGTTAAAAGTAGTTGCACCGTCTCCATTTCCATAAGTTTCACCGATAACCGCAAATAGATCAGCATAAGTTGATCTTGAAACTGCAGTTCCATCACATAATAAAAATCCTGTTGGTGCAGTATCTTTTGGCCAAGGAATAATAGAACCAGTTTCAGTTCCTTGTATCCCTGTTAAATTTGCTCCGTCAAAATCATATCTAGTTGCTTCGTAATTTGCCATAATTATTTATCCTTATATGTCCAGCCAACTGTTGCATCACCAGAGTATACTAAAGTAAATCCTGCACCCTCTGTATTCACAACAAGATCGGCTGCTGCATTTGTTATATTAGATCCATTTCTACCAACTGTAAAGGCATTAGTATCAAAAGTATATTTTGAATCTACAAATGTTACTTCATCTCCTGTTGCTGGTGAAGCTGGTAAAGTTATTGTTAAAGTTCCCCCAGATGTATCTGCTAAAATTTGTGCACCTGCTTGAACTGTTTCCGCTGAAGAAATTGCTCTCCATTTTTTAAATTCTAAATCTTTTACAATGTCCGTTCCATCTGCATGGCAAATATAGGAATGACCTTCACATAATTTAAATCCTGTTTGTGAGGTTACTTTAAAAGTCAAAGTAAAATTAGCATGGTCTGTGCCATCAATAATATTAAAAAATTTTTCTATACCTGTCGGGAAATTTACTGTTCTGTTAGCTGCAAGCGTTCCAGTAAATTTTAAAGTCATGTTTCTTGCATTGGAAATTGTAGCATCTGTCATATCAAGAGTTACATCTGCTGATGCAACATCTATTTCTTGATAACCTGCTACTGCTTGTTGAACTAAGTTTAAATTGGTATTTGTCTTATCACCCCATGTACCAGCGTTTTCGCCAGTGACCATAAGTTCGAGTTTAAGATCTGTTGAATAACTTGATGCCATTTTATTATATCCTTATTTATATTAGTATTATAGTTTCATTATGCAGCAATATCAACCTCTGTCCAAGTAACACTAGATCCTGTGTTTACCTCTGCCCAGGCTATGGCTTGAGTCTGACCTATAGCTGTATTTAACGAAGAACCTGTTACTATTATATCAGCATTTCCTGATATTGTAACATTTCCAGTAGTGCTAGTTAAAGTAGACCCCGTAACCTCTGCTATGACAACGGCATCTACAGTTCCTGTAGTTAAAGTTAAAGACTGGCCAGTAAGAGTTACATTAGCTCCTGCTTGGACTTCTTCATTTCCAATCGTTATACTTAAACTAGATCCAGTTACTTCTGCTATAGCAACGGCATCTGCAGTCCCTATGGCTGAAGTTAATTGAATTCCTGTAACCTCTACTTGTTGGTTTAAATCAACTGTCGTAGACCCAATCTCAGAAGTTAATTCTGAACCTACAGTAACAGGTCCTACCGCTATTTCAATAACAACATCTTCAACAGATAAAGTTAAATCATGTTCAGCAACGTTAACCGAAATGTTTCCATCCGCAGCAATATCTACTGTGTTTACTTGAGCCGATAAAGATTGTCCAGTAAGATTAACATTACCAGATCCTTCTATATCTTCATTACCAATTGCAGAAGTTAAGGAACTTCCTGTTACATTAATGTTTGCGTCTGCGCTGGTAATTAAATTACCAATTGCAGAAGTTAAGGAACTTCCTGTTACATTAATAGCAACATCAATACTGACAGTAACTGAATTTATTTGTGTTGTTAAACTATTAAGACTATTTCCTTCGCCCCAAGCAAATTCTCCCCATGCACGTTCTCCCCATGCATTAGAAGAAACGTAAACATTTATGCCATTGTCTCCCCAGGCTTGTTCGCCCCAATCATTAGAACCCCAAGGAGACGCTGACATGCGTTATTCCTTAACTAATTCTTAAGATAGCAGCTGTACTAGTATAGGCTGGGAATTGAACCGTGAATGTACCTGCTGTTGCAGTTTTATCTCCACCAAAATCCAAAACACATACAGCAGCGTTAGCATTACTAGTATTATAAATTAATGCGCCTCTTGCAGTTAATGTCACACCTGTAAAAGATAAATTACTATAATTAGTAATCGCTGTATTTACAGAAAGTGAAGTTCCAGTATTTACTAATGCTTTTCCTCCAGCTGTATATCCTGCTGGTGAACTAGTTTCTCCACCTGTTGTGTAAGAAGTAGTAGATTTTCCAATTACTGCAGTACTTATATATAAAGCTAATTTAAATTTATTACCGCCTGATCCTGCTGAATCAAAATCATGTTCTGCTTGCAATAATTCTTGTTTAAAAGAATTACAGATTGCGTTTGTTGTTATAGCCATTTTTTATTCTCCTTATTAATTTTTAAGATGGTGATGGTGAATCTATTTTAATTCTAGGAACTCCATCAATAAAATCATCTCTACGTCTTCTGCCCATTTGTTGTAAAGCAAAAGCTTGTATTTCTTCATTATACTTGTCTGAATATAGTTTGTACATATCTAAAGGTCCTTTTAGATAAGAAAAAGCTTCAGCTAAAACACCGTATAATAAAATAGATTGCTGATGTTGAGATAGATAAGTATTATTACTTGCTGTAAAATGAGGTGGATCAATTATATAATTGATTTGTACTTGATAAGTAGAATCTGGAATAGGAGCTACAACAGCAGTAAATTCATCCCACATAGCGTACGATACAGGGACTCCACTGGCTCCAGATTCATTATATTCAGTAATGTAAGTTTGGTCTCTTTTTTCTAAAAAATTTCTATTTCCACTAATAATTGTTTCCATACTTCTCATTAATACAAAGTCAGAAGGCATCGTCAAATATCGTTGTCCAGCAATAAAATTAGAAGTAGAATATTTTCTTAAATCATCATAATCTACTTTTCCAGCAACATTTAATTCTACATTGGTTAAAAATTGGTCAATCAAAGTATCAGTTAATACAGTATCCCCAACTTCGGTATAGTTTCTTACTTGTGTTAAAAATTGTGTATAAGTTATAGCCATTATGATATTGTTATTTTTATTGTTCCTATTTCTATTATAGCCTGTCTTCTGGTGTTTTGAATAGCCCCGTTATCAGGAATCATTCCCGATGAATTAAAAGCAAAATCTCCAGGAAGCTCTAAACTAACGGTACACATGCCCTCGCCTCCAGAATCCGCTTCCACATTATTAACAATTTCTGGTTGTTGAAAATCTTGTGATCTTACATTAGCTAAAGCAACTGCATCTGCTTTATGATAGGGAGGATCTAGTTGTGGATGTTTTGGTTCATATTCAGAAATATGTACCCACGAACCTTGCCACTCTTTTACCATTTCTGTGTAAGGAAAAGCCGCTCCCGAACGATCGGATATAGATAAAGATCTTTTTCCTCTTGCTTGATTTCCCATAATTAACCTGATGGATAATAATTTTGAGGTGAAATATAAGAAGAAGTCCTTTGACCATCTTCTTCTAAAGCTCTCATCATTTCATCTTCATATAGTTGTTTTAATAATTGAATTCTATCAGGAGCTATTTTTTGTGATAAATAATAAGCAAGTCCTGCACACATAGCTGGCATAAATCTGTAAACAATATCTGCAGTATTAGTATAAGCTCCCGCATCTTCAATTCTTCCAATATAATAATATTTTAAATACGTATAAGTAGTAGCATCAGGAGCTTGGTATAAATAAACTTGTGGTGTTGTTTCTCTAGAAATATAATATTGAGAAGGTTGACCAGTAGACCCTTTATTAGGTAATGCAGCATATGCAGATCTATCTATTTTAGTTAAAGATACATCTTGAGTAGATGAAGTAACTCCAGAAGTAGTAGAGATATACGCTTCTAATACATCATTACAATCACTAGGAGCAGCATATTGAAATGTGCCAGCTGTTAAAGCTTGAGTTTGTAAAGTTACTTTCCATAAATGAACGCCTCTGTTACCCCAGTCAGAAAATAATAAATTTAATGATCTTCTAGCTGAACGTAAATCGTGACCAGAGTTAGTTCTTACACCACAACGCTCATAGGCTTCTTCTATAATGTCATCTATGGTTAAATTAAATGATGTAGTTCCAGAAGTTGCCATAAATCATGACCTACTTCTTTTTAGATTTTTTAGAATCTTTTTTTGAACCTACTTTTCCAGTAAGTTTGTAATTC